AGTTTGATCATATTACCTAAAGACCAAAAATAAGTCAACCTTGATTATCCCGTGCAAGGAATTGTACAAGGTTCTGGTAGTACCTTTTTACTGGATGATAGAATGTCTGAAGATCCCCTTCCTCTGTGACAATTAAAATGCATACCCATTTACACAATAAATTATATCTTTCTGAGACCATCTGAGCATATGCAGTCGTCTGATAGAAGTAATTAAGTATCCACTGTTCTTTCTTTGGTTTAGATGATGTCTTGAAATCTATAATGCAAGGCATTCCGTGAAGACGTCCTACTAGGTCACATCTTCCAGCTAACTGCAATGTGTTACTATACAATCCAAGTTCTACTCCGTAGACCAAATCCAAATACTTGTCCAAGTAGTTCTTGATTGGATCGAACATCAACTTATTGAAAGGTGAGAGCTCTAACTGATTTCCAACGACATAATCTTCACAGATCTTATGAAGTTTAGTTCCTCGTGAGCTTGCTGCTGTTGAGATCTTGTTTGCTTGATCCTCACCTACCCTCTTCCTCCATTCAACAATCTTATCGGCATTCATTGAAGATAACGCGGTAGTTACTGATCTATAACGATTTCCTTCTGGAGTGATATAAAACCGTTTACCTTGTTCGTAAACGGTTTCAAGGCTTATTTCAGGCAGTAAAGCCTTTTTGAAGTTGCTCATGTTCTAGTTTCTTTTGCTTTTAACTGCTCCTTCTAGCAATCTTTGTATCACCAAAGTTCCTAAAAAGTGTTAATACCAGATTTGATTCTGTGAGATTGAGTGTTCTTCTTGATTTGTTTGAGAAGATCTCTAAAAGAATCATCAGGCTTTTTCATACCAAGTCGAACAGGATCCCCTAAAGAAGGGGTTCCTAACAACTGTTCTAAATGAGGATTATTAATCTTATACTGATCTAATTTAGAAATTAACATTATCTCATCAAACTCTTCACCTGTATTTTTGTTCCTAAAACTATACGTTGGCATTCTTCTTTACTCTAGGTTTTTTGACTGGAGCGGGTGTATCTGCTTTTGGTTTAGCAGCTCTTGGTTTCCTTGCAGGTTTAGGATCCTCTGGAGGAGAGGTAGGAAACTTGTTACAAGGTTCGTGCTCTTTAAGTTTAGGAGGTTCAGATACTTCGATCTTCTGTGGTTCAACCTCAACTTTTGGTGGTTCTACAGTAATAGTCTGAGATTCTGTTTTAGAATCTTTACCACCAAACAATTCTCTAAGCCATTTAAACATGATATTAGGCTTTTAAACTTTTATACTCTTCTGATTCTAAAAAGTGTCCTTTAATCTGTTCAATAGTAATAGGAACACTCATCCAGTAATCAAACCCTTCTTGATCGTACTCTCTTTTAAGGATTGTACGATATAGTTCTTTAATTTGTTCTGCTTTGCTCATTTTTATCTCCTATCTGTAATCATCGTAATCTATTTCAGCTAACTCTTTTAAAGACTTTTTCTTTAATACATTATCTAGGTTCCGATACATCTTCTTACTCTTACTAGACTGTTTAAATTTAAAATAATGCTTGTTATTTAGTTCATCATCACCAAAATCTTTACGCTTATCTTTGTTTTGATTCATCTGTTTTTACTTCTCCTGAATTAAACCTGGAAAGGCATCCTTTACTAGTTGAGGTGTAATCCCTTTGTAGGGTAGCTTCTTATCTTTTACAGAACATAACAACTTAGCATCGTCTTTGTCTAAACTTTCTAACAGTCCAATAAACAACTGCTCTCTTCGTAATTTAGATAAATCGTTGTTTCCTCCTTCAATAAACAAATACATTCGACGTACTTCCTGATACAACATAGGCTGACAATCATCGAAAGCATTTTCTTTGTAAGGTGGTTGTCCTTCTGGTAACACGAACTTAATTGAAGGACAATAAGCATACTTCAATATTCTTAACAACGCTTCATTACTATGTTGTTGAAGGATATTAATTTTATCCTGTTTAGTTTTTTGTTCTGATGCTAGTTTAATAATCTCAGAAATTCCAAGTTTTCTTGCCATGTTAAAACTCACTAATATGTTCCATAAGGTTTTTTAATTTGTGTTGGACAAAGTAATTAAACAGCTTATCTCTTCCCTTATAAGATTGAGATGCATACTCTTCCATAATTGCTGTCTGTAGCTCTTCAGGAATACTAGAAAAATCAATTAGGTTCTTATTTCTAATATAGTTCATATAGATGTCTTTGCTAACACCATCCTCAAGGAACTCTTTGATTTTCTTGGCTGTAAGAGGCTTTTGTCGTAGTCCATCGACGAGACAATTGTCTGGAGAAAGAACATTAGGTATTCCATCTCCACGATCGCCTTTGAGGATAAGCTCCTCAAGGTATTTAATTGGATCCTTGTCATTAATCTGTTTTTTATGAACAGGATCATATTGTGAGACATTAGAGTATTTGTGTAGTTGAATAAAGTCTTTATCGCCAGAGAGAATCATAATTTTCTCTCCCAATGGTGTATTTAGAATCTCACCATAGTTTTCACATAGAGTAGCAATAACATCATCAGCCTCTGCACCTAGTACTTGAACAACTCTATAAGGAAAGTTGTCTTTAAGTTCTTGCTTTATCTTATTAAGATTATTGAATAAACTAGACCAATCAATATCAGACTTTTCTCTGTCTTTCTTTCTATTTCCTTTGTAGTATGGGAAGATAGAACGTCTCCAGTAGTTCTTATCATCACAAGCAATCACTAGTTCACCATACTCTGAGAACTTTGTCTTGAGAGAGCGAATAGTGTTAAGAACTATGTGACGGACTAAGTCTTCCTCTAAAGGAGTGTTAGTGTGGTTTCCTAGCTGAGTCACTATGCTAGAAATCATAATTTGGTTTAGGTCAAGTATTAAAATTTAAATCACCTTTTTTTAGCCTTTAACCAATCAAACTATCCTAATCAACTGGTCAGTAATCTCTTGAAGGTTATGTTCTATTTTCATTGTTCTGTAAACTCCACTCTTGACAGCTTCTACTACCATTCCTAAATCTTTTTCATCAGAAATATACAAATTAAACTTAGCCAAACTAGCAATTAAACCAGGAATTACTTGATCCAGAGCCTCTTCAACAGCTTCTCTTTGATTGTCTTCTAATTTGTTGAGCATGTCGTCTAAAGATTGTGGAGGAGAGTCTAGCTTTTCCTTAGGAAACATAATTACGTTTTTCATAGGTTAAGTTTGTTTTTATTATTGTTAAAAGTTGTTCTAAAAAATTGAGCAATACTGTGCATAATAATCTGATGACAGTCCTCTATAATCCCATAATTATCACTAGGAACATAAACAAAACATTCCGCATCATTATATTCCATGATATGTCCACCATCAAATCCAACAAAAGCTAGAGTTTGAAATCCTTTAGCTCTAGCTTTTTGTAATCCTTTACATACATTCCTTGAATTTCCACTTGCTGAAATCCCAATAGCAACAGAACCATAATTGGGGAATGAATCTAACTGAGTAGAAAAAATCTCATCATAACTTATATCATTAGCTATTGCTGTGATCATTGGAATGTTAGAGGACAGACTAATTATATTTGGCCTAAGAGATGTATTATGTCTTACACCTTTAGTGTGATCGCATGAAAAATGCTCTGATAGGGATGCAGATCCTCCATTACCAAACACATAAACTGGAAAATTATTAAATGCAGCCCAGTATAATAATTTAGTAGCATCTATAATTTGTTCTTGGCTAATTTTACTTAGAGTCTCTTGCAATTGTTGAACGTAATTATTATGAAAAGGTAGCACTTTAATAATACTATCATCAATTTCCATCATTCATCTCCACTGTACATCCATTGTTCTCAAACTCAAATTCTAAATTATTATATCCCAAGCTCTGGAAATGCATTTTAGCCACGTTCTTCTTTATAATATTTGGAAAATATAACATTAAATAGCCTCCCCCTCCTGCTCCTAACAGCTTTCCTCCTAATGCTCCTAAATCTAAACCAATTTCATACAAATAATCAATATTTTTATTAGTTATGTTACTTGCCATTTTCTTTTTAATCAACCAAGTATGATGAAGTAATTTTCCTATCCCATCTAGGTCTGCATTCAAGAACAAATTAATACTGTCTATAGCATGCTGAGATAATTGACAGGTATAATCTATATACTGATTGTTAGAAAGGTTAGCGACTTGCTTACTTAAAACACTTTCAGTTAACCTTGTTTGACCAGTATTAATCAACAATAGTCTACCCTCTAACGTCTTAATCGTGTGGTACGGAATGTTAAGAGGAATAGTTGTTGTAATGTCATTATTAAATGAAAAAATATTGAACCCACCAAACGTAGCAGCATATTGATCTTGTTTTCCAATAGGTTGTTTACATTTGTCTATTTCAATATCACAAGCTGATTCTGCTAATTCGTATTTGGTAAGTTCTAGTTTTAAGAAACTAGTTATTGCTTTAATTAAGCCTACAGTGTAGGTAGACGATGACCCCAATCCAGTACCATTAGTAACTATGTCGGAAAATGATCCAATCTCTAATCCTTTTTTGTAATTGTTAATGTTATAATTTAACAACGACTCTCTTGCTCGATCATGTTCCAAATCTTGAATTTTATCTACAATTTCAATCTTTGAATACATTAACTTAATGTGCTTGACCTCAGAAGTGTTAAGAGCAATGTATACAAATTTGTTAATCGTAGAACTAAGAACAGTTCCTTGTTGTTTTTCATAGAAGGAGGGAATGTCACTCCCTCCTCCAAAGAAACTAATTCTTAAAGGTGTCTTTGTAATTATCATCTTACTACGTAATGAAATAATTCCGAAGACTTTGTCTTTCTAGATTCAACAGTTGGATATTGTCTTAGTAGATTGGACAACACATCTTCCCACTGTGCAGTAATTCGCTTCCAATTAAACCTTGTATCAGCATACATTTTAACAAAGTGTAAGTAGTTTTTCATGTCATCATTCCTAACTACTTCGATGGAATGATCGAGAGCATGATAGAACTTATTAGCGTGTTTGTTTACATCCTCATCCCATTGATATTGGAACGTCAGTCCTCCACAAGTATCAGATAGTCCAGCTAAGTTTGGATGAACACACATTAAACCAGCACTCATGGATTCGATCAAACTTCTACTATTACACTCTGACCAAATTGATGGATATGCAAAGATGTGCGATTGTTGTAGCTGAGCTCTTACTTCCTCATTAGACTTAAAACCATGATAGACAATATTAGGATGGTTCTTAAGTTTATCAAATAGTTGTTCATATCTCTTATCAGCTTCTTCCCAACCATAAATTTTATAACTGGAAAATACATGGAGCTTGATGTTGTTATGTTTCTCACACAACTTATCAAATACAGGATACAATAACTCTAGTCCTCGTTGTGGTGTAGAAGTGTAGATTAGATTGATTGTATCACTAGGCTTTTCAACCAAGTCAATTGGATCAATAGGTGTCTCAATAACAGCTAGTCTATCATCTTGAGGAATACCTAGTTTAGTCACATATTGATTGTATTGCCAATGTCCACAAAATACTATCTTCTGGAATCTATCCCTACTTGATTGATCCTTTATGTGGTTTGTCTCGGGATCCTCTGGAAGGTCGTGAATCCAATACACTCTAATTTTATCTTCTTCAATCTTCCTCAACCTAGAACAAATGATCTGAAATTCATCATCTAGACCAAGGGTTAGCCTTTCTGCTAACCCTCTTTTAACCATCTCAGTGCCACCCATCGACTTGGCACTGATTTCATTCTCTTCAAAAGGCATGCTTAACTCCACGTGCATTTAATGCATCTAAAATCATCATTATTAAACTACTTGAATGTGTATACTTAAATCCAGTTTCTTCTATAAACTTAGATCCATCTGCTACTAAGTGAGCTGGATCACCTTTTCTTCTAGGACCAAAAGTAAAATTAAAATCCTCTCCTACTATAGCTTTAAATCTTTCTGTTACTTCTAAATTAGAATATCCGTTAGAGGTTCCTAAGTTATACTTTCTATGACCAGGATCGTCAATGTTTTCATAAGCATATATCATAGCTCTGCAAATATCAACTACATGAACATAATCTCTTACGCATGTACCATCATAAGTTTCAAAATCATTTCCATTGATAGTGAATGTAGTTTTGTCCAAATATGATTTGATTAACTGGCTTACAATGTGTGGTGTATTTTTCTGAATTCCACTTCCAAGCCAAGAACCAATGACGTTAAAGAATCGGAATGATGTTATAGAGGTGGGGAATACTTCAACATACCTGTCTAACATCTGCTCACACATCAACTTAGACATTCCATAATTATTAGGAGGATCTAATACCATTCTATCTTCATTAACTGGTATAAGGTACATATCAGCATATACAGCTGCGGAGCTAGCAAAGACCATTTTCCTACTACCAAGATTACGAAGTAGAGATGCAGTTCCTCCTACGTTATTCATATAATAGATCATTGGATCAGTAGCACTAGGACCTAATAAACTGTTAGCTCCTAAGTGAAACACTCCATCAACATCTAAAGGAAAAAACTTTGCATAATCAATCAACAAACTTTGATCAACATAGTAATTCGTATCAGGATCTGACGGTCCATAATCTGTACCAATAATATAGTATCCACTATCTTTTAACAATCTACAAAGTACTGAGCCAATATAGCCTCTGTGTCCTGTGACAAAAACTTTTTTCATTTAATAATATAAGATTGATACATTGAAGTGAGATCGTTATTTGCTAAATTAATAGGTATTAATTCAGGACCTTCATTAGGATTGTAGTACGGATAGGGTATAGAAGGTTCCTCAAGTTTAACAGATGGGGGAGTCTTATAATCTTTATCATAAAAATTTTTAATAAAAATTAAGTCTTGTTGACTAGAATATACTCTTTCCCTTAATTCTGACGTACTGAAACCATGATCCCTTTTTGTATAAATGATCTTTTTGTTAGTAGAAGGGTTAATAAAGTACTTTTTACCTGTAAAATCTTTATCCTTATACTCTTCACCAACAAACCTAACATCAATAGGATAAGTTCTAAAGATTAAATCAAGATCCTTCTCATCATTATAGACAACGATTTCATCAACCCATTTGACAGCTTTAAGTTGTATTTGTCTTTCAATTAATGATTGAACTGGTTTGTTTTTCTGGGGACGATCTTTTGAAGGATCAGTTTGCAACCCAACGATCAAACGGGAGCAATGTCTTTTACATTCCTCTAGCATAACAATATGACCAGCATGAAGTAAATCAAATGAACCACAAGTAAATCCAAAATCACTTAATAAAAACATATCACACCTCTATTCAATTCCAAAAGTTATTGATATTACAGAATCATATCTAAATGATCTCCATTCATTCTTATCTATATCCCATACAGGAAGCACATCTGGGTTTTGTTTCTTGGTGTTTTCAGTCTTAGCCTGATATGGAACTACTACATCTTCTTTTAAGGTACAATTCATTACTCTCTCTTCACCGTTACTTTTTTTAAATTTAACAGTCACAGGTCCATACTTTAAATGGCCAACTAACCACTTACGAAAAATTTCACGTTCTTCAGGATCTTGATAAAAAGAGTTCATTATATCTCCAAATAAAAAGGGGGCTTACGCCCCCTCATTGTACCTTGTTTTATTTAATTAGACAAGGCCGTTTGCTAAAGCTCTGTAACCAGCTGCAATCACTTTGCGACTTGGAGTACCCAAACGGAACTTCTGTGTCACACGACCTTTTGTGTCAATGTGAGTATTTGAGTAAATTGGAAGACCATCTTCCAAACGAAGCATCGATACTACTTTAGTAGGAGATGCAATTCCAAATCGAGCTTTGATTTGTTTGGATGTAAGCTCTTGACCAGAAAAAAGAGCTTTGCGAAGTTTTTGCTTTTGTGTCATCGTTAATTCTCCATAATAATTTTCGTGCACAAGCACAAGGCAATACTAAAGTAATAAATTTAATAAGTCAACGTTTAAATTTAGACAAGACTTGGTTGGCAGTTTTAAGTTCTGGATCTTGCATTATCAAATCGTTAATCTCATCAAGTAGAAACAATTGAATAAAGATATAGAAAATTTTAAGTTCACCACTAGAAAGATTCTCAATGTCATCAATAGTATAATCTTCTAAATATTTTCCTTTTAGTTTTGTGCTTTTTTTCATAAAGCTCCTTTTTTGCGTATGTATCACAAAGGAGCTTTTACAATAGAATACCCTTCTTTAGCAAATTTAAGGACTCTACTACCCATTCTAACAATATAGAATCTTCTACCCTCTATTTCCTCCTCATTAATAATATCACCATTTACTACTTCTTTAGTAATATTGTTTTTAAAAAAGATATTAGGTTTGACTTTGTAAAGCGGTCTAGTCTTCATACTTTAAGTTCCAGTTCTCACCCCAATCATATGCTTCTTGGTATGATCTAAATTCTACATTTTTAACGAAATCACCACGATCAAAACACCTAACAAAGTAAGTTCTATCGTAATAATCAATGATTACACTTCTATTAGTGTTTTCCTCGTATAATTCAGTCATACGCATACAAATCCAGCCTTTATTAGAGTTTCTTCGAATTGGGTGTAGTTTGCATGATGGAGTTGGAGACGTTGAATGTGATCAGGTCTGTGTTGAACCACGTCTACTAAGTTAGATATTTTATTTTGGAAGTAAATCTTGAACGTAGTGTCATCTTTGAATAAGACTTTGTTAGGAGTTTTACTATCAAAATTATAGGGTCGTCCTAGTGTAGTTTTCATATCCGTATTTGCAAATAAAATAACTGTCAATAATATCAGAACTTGGATTCCATTGCTTGTCAGTTAAGCCAAGAATGTCTTTAACATTATATTGGGTCTCATTTAAAAAGGCAACCTGCATTTGTTCTTTGTTAGCATTACCTTTACCCGTAGCATACTTCTTTATAGTTGTAGGTGCAATATAGTATGTGTCGTACTGACTTGACCACAAACGATACTTTAGCACACCACCATTCTCTGCTATATGAAACACTCTTCCTGTTGCTGCATATGCATAATCCTCAAGAAAAACTTGAGTGACATGATGAGTAGCTAATACCTTTAAAGCCCATCCTGATATTTTATGATATCTCTCTTCCTGTGTACTAAATTCAACAGTGCCACCAATTAAACGCTCATTAAAAAATTTACTTAATTTTATAACTTCTGTCAAAAAATAAAAGTGGCACTGTTTGAAATTAAACTCGGTGCCACTGAATACACAAATTGAAGGGGACGTTAAAGATATATCAATTCCAGCTATGGTTTTCATCATCCTCGTCGTCTACATCCTTATCCTGATCATACAAGTCACTTCCACAGTAAGGACAATATGTTACTTGATCTTCTGCTTCAATTGCTTGTATAACAAACTCTGATCCACATTCATTACAATAGTGTAATCCTGATTCATCGTAAGGCATGAAACCTCCTAAGCAGCTTTTGCCCAGACATCATCCCAACTTCCTGAAAGAGCACCTTTTGCATAGTCAGTCGCTCTATTTTCAAAGAAGTTCGTATGTGTAGGGGCGTTAATCATTTCCTCTACCCAGGGTAGTGGATTCTTTTTGACTTTCATGATTCCTTTAAGACCCAAGCTGATAAGACGACGATCAGCAATATAGCGGATATACTGTTTAACGTCACGAGAGTCCAGGTCAGCCATAGGTACCAAACCAAATGCCAAGTCAATAAACTTATCTTCCAAATCAACCATCTTAGTTGCAATGGTATAAATTTGAGATTTAAGATTGTCATTCCATATTTCTCTATTTTCTTCTATGTATGTTCGAAATAATTTGATCATTGACTCAGCATGAATCGTCTCATCTACAATAGACCAGGTAACAATTTGGCCCATCCCTTTCATCTTGCCATGTCGTGGAAAGTTTAATAGCATGATGAAAGAGCTGAACAGTTGCATCCCTTCTGTGAAGGCACTAAATGCTGCAATGTTAGTTGCTACAGATTCTAAAGTTCCATTTTTAGAACTTAAATCAAGGAGATAGTCATGCTTCTCTTTCATTTCTGAATACTGAAGAAATTCATTATATGTGGTCTCTGGCATTCCTAAAGACTCAATAAGATGAGAGTAAGCAGCGATATGTAATGCTTCTCTTGCAGCAAAGCCACATAACATCATCCTAACTTCAGGTTGAGGAAAGTAAGGCAGATAGTTCTTAACGTAACCACCAGCAACATCAATATCTCCTTGAGTGAAGAATCTAAAAATGTGTGTCAAAAACTTCTTTTCATTCTCATTAAGTTTATTCTTCCAATCCTTGACATCCTCAATCATAGGAACTTCTGTATGGAGCCAATGTGCTTGTTCATGCTTAAGCCAGGCATCATACGCCCAAGGGTATGAAAAAGGTTTGTAATAGTTTCTTTCGTCTATAAGTTTAATTTTTTGTTTCTTAATCATTACTACCTCTAAAAATGTCGTTTAGTATTGCATCACAAACGTCATCAATTTCTTGTTTAGAAAAATGAATCAAATCCCAATTTAATAGCTGAGCATCTCTGTAATCCCTTTCTGATAACCTAAAGGGCATGTACTGCCTATCACCTTCTTTGTATACAACTCTAAAGAAATCTGGATATGATATATTAACGACCGATGTTCCTCCAACAAACACTGTACCTGGAATATCAAACGATCTTGCAATGTGCTGGCCTGAACTATCAACACCAATAAAATAATCACAATTAGCAATCAATGCAAACCAATCTCTATAGTGAAGATTGCCAACATTATAAAAATCATTAGCATTCAAGAATGGAATAGGTCGGTTATCCATCAAAGCTACATGAATGTTGTTGTTTCTCAATCTATTAACAATTTGCTGTGTGGTTTCCTTTGTAAGGGATCTTACACTATTATCAAAAACATCATGGTTTAAAACTGCGGTACTCCCAAATGGTTGGAAGCATACTATTTTTTTAGCATTTGATCTAATGTTTGCTCCATATTGAAGCTCAGAGTAGCTTAGATTGATTCTTGGAATAACCATCCTAGACTTGCTATTCAACTCTTCATCAAACGCTTGTACTAAGTGAATTCTTTCGTTATTATAATTAATGTTGTAGTAAGGTTCAGGTTTAATAATCTTTGTGTTCTTAATTAACTGAAATAAGTTTTTATGCTCACTGTCATAAGAAACTGGCTGAATAGTTCTATTTCCTTGATAAACACCAGGCCAGTAACTGATTACTAGAGTTTCTGGGTTATTAGCTATGAAGGATTCCACAGAAGGAATCGAACAAATTGTTCTTCCTAATCCTCCATCTATAATTAATGTGTATTTCATTACTCATGATTACTTAAACTGAGGACCACGAACCCAGCTTACTAAAGAATATCTACTTCCTTTAGTAACAGGGGTGACTTGATGAATTAAAAAACTAGGAAAAGCTATAAAGCTATTCTTTACATTTTTAAAGACGTAAGAACTACCATTAACATAAAAGCATAACTCACCCCCCTCAAAATCAGAATCATCGGAAAGTAAAATTATAATACTTAACTTTCTCATTGGGTTAGATAGACCACTTGAATCTGAGTGTGGACCATATCTTCCTTGATTGTGTTCAAAATAACCTGCAAATTGAAATACTTCGAAATCAAAAAGTTCAAAATTGTAATGATTATTATTAACTTGATTTATTTTGTCAGACACTTTGGTGTATAACCACTGAGATTTTTCATCTATATTAATCCAACTTATAAAGCTATTTCTCACTGACTCATTAATTTTTCCTGCTCCAAGTCCTCCTAGTTCGAGATTTTGGAAATTTCCAAGATCCATAACATTTTTATTTTCTTCTTCTGTCAAAAAGTTTTCTTCTTGATAAATCCATGTTTTATTTTTTGTTAAACTATACATTATATTACTCGCATGCCAAGCAGGTTTCTTCGTTAACTATAGATTTAAAATCTATCTCCTCAATAACTTTACGTTCTACTTTTTTAGAGACTTTATCAGCTTTCGAAATCTTCTCGCTGCGGCAGTAGTAAAGCGTCTTGAGTCCTTGCTTCCACGCCAAGAAGTGTACAGCATGAATGTATTTGATGTTTGAGTCTGGTCTGAAAAAGAGATTGACACTTTGCG